TGCATGCAGAGATTTTATCCCCTAAAAAAGAATGACTTACGAGATTGAGCGCATTGCTCTGGACCGGCTTGTGCCGTATGCCAGGAATAGCCGGACGCATTCGGATGCGCAGGTAGCGCAGATAGCCGCGAGCATTCAGGAATTCGGCTTTACGAACCCGGTTCTGGTGGACGAGCGGGGCGGGATCATTGCCGGTCACGGTCGGGTGCTGGCGGCGAAGAAACTCGGTCAGGTCGAGGTGCCGTGCATAAGGCTGGGGCATCTGACGGAAGCGCAGAAGCGGGCTTATGTCATTGCTGACAATAAGTTAGCTCTGAATGCTGATTGGAGTTGGGACACCCTAGCCGTCGAGTTGGATGAGTTGCGTGATATAGACTTCGATATATCGCTGCTCGGCTTTGAGCGATTTGAACTCAATAACCTGATCGGTACTCCGAATGCCGGCTTTGATGCGCGGCAGGAATGGCAGGGAATGCCTGAATTCGAGAGCGAGCCGAAGGGTGCAGCGCAGATGATAGTGCATTTCAAAACGTTGGAGGATCGCGCTGAATTTGTTCGCCTGATCGGCGCGAAAGTTACCGATAAGACGCGCTGGATCTGGTGGCCCGATGCAGACGCCTAAGTATCCTATCTACATCGTTTCTAAGGGACGTTGGAAATCCAGGCTGACGGCAAAAGCATTGCTCGAAATGAGCATACCGTTTCGGATTGTCATTGAGCCGCAGGAATACGACGCTTACGCTGCGGTGATCGACCCGCGCTTGATACTCGTTCTGCCATTCTCGAATCTGGGGCAGGGCTCTATTCCGGCGCGCAACTGGATTTGGGAGCATTCGATCAAGGAAGGACACGCACGGCATTGGTGTCTAGATGACAATATCCGTCATTTCGTAACGCTGAATACTGGTCGAAGCCGTCGAGACAGGATTAAAGACGCTTCTACATTTTGCGCATCCGAGGCGTTTACGGATCGATACGAGAATGTTGCGATTTCAGGCATGCAGTATCACTTTTTCGCGCCGCCGCCACTGATTAGTAATCAGAAGGGACCGCCTCCCTTTGTTATCAATACGCGGATTTACTCAGTTCTTTTGATAAATAACGTGCTGTCGCATCGCTGGCGCGGACGGTATAACGAAGATACCGACCTCTCGATCCGCGTTCTTAAAGACGGCTGGTGCACTATTCTGTTTTATGCTTTCCTTGCTCGCAAGGAAGAAACGATGACCATGAAGGGCGGAAATGAGGATCTTTATGCAAAAAGCGCGGAATACGATGGCCGTCTCGAAATGGCGCGCTCGTTGATGCGACAGCATCCGGATATCGTAAAGATCACGCGCAGATGGGGACGTTGGCAGCATTTAGTCGATTATCGGCCTTTCAAGAATAATCGACTGATTCATCGCGCACAGGAAATCGTAGCATGAGCGAAAAGCACGCAGGCGGGCGACCGCCATACCAGCCGACCGAGAAGGACCGCGGGCAGGTAAAGATGCTCTCAGCGATGGGGATACCGGACTACGACATCGCCAAGGTGATGAGTCTCGCTCCCATGACGATGCGGAAGTACTTCCACGCGGAGCTGGCAACCGGACACATCGAGGCGAACGCGAAGGTCGCGCAGAGCCTTTTCAAACAGGCGACGGATTCGAGCCAGCCGAAGAGCGTCTCTGCTGCTATTTTCTGGCTGAAGTGCCGCGCCGGCTGGAGAGAGGCCGACAACATCGAGCAGCCTGGTAAGAAGGAGCAGCGCGAGCTGATCGCGAAGCACGCTGAAGACGGGACGACGTGGGACGGCCTGCTGCAGTAAGGCGGGACTGGGATCTTTCCTGCAAGGATTGGGAAAAGCGGATCGTCAGCGGTCAATCGCTGATACCGAACCTGCCGCTCTTTAGGGACGAAGCGGACAGGGCGGTCGCGATTTTCAACCGCCTGCGCTTCCCCGATGTACCCGGGCAGCCGATGCTAAGGGATGCCGCGGGCGACTGGTTCCGGGACTGCGTAAGGGCGCTTTTCGGCAGCTACGACAAGAAGGCGAAGGTGCGGCACATCCGGGAGGTTTTTGTCCTGGTGCCGAAGAAGAACAGTAAGACGAGCAACGGTGCGGCGATGATGCTAACGGCAATGCTGTCGAGCCAGCGGCCGCATGCCGAGTATCTTCTGATCGCGCCTACGCTGGAGATTGCGGACCTGGCCTTCCGGCAAGCGGTTGGAATGATCGATGCGGATCCGGTGCTCTCGGCCAAGTGCCATATCCAGGAGCACATCAAGCGCATTGCTTACCGGCCGACCGGGGCATTTCTCAAGGTCAAGTCCTTCGACCCGAAGGTGGTCACTGGAACTAAGCCGGCGGGAGTGCTGCTGGACGAGCTTCACGTCATTGCGGCTTCGCACGACGCAGACCGGGTTATTGGTCAGCTTAGAGGCGGTCTGGTCTCGCAGCCTGAAGCCTTTCTAGTCACGATCACGACGCAGAGCGAGCGCGCGCCGAGCGGGGTATTCAAGGCAGAACTGCTGAAGGCGCGGAAGGTGCGCGACGGCACGCTAAAGGCACCGATCCTGCCGGTGCTATACGAGTTCCCGCCGAAGATCGACTGGCGAGATCCGGCGAACTGGCACATGGTCACGCCGAACAACGGGCGGTCCGTTTCCGTCGAGCGGCTGATTCCCGACTTCCAGCAGGCCGAGTCCGGAAACGAAGAAGAGATGAGGCGCTGGGCATCGCAACATCTGAACGTAGAAATTGGTCTCGCGCTCCGCTCCGACCGCTGGGCCGGCGCTGATTATTGGGAGCAGCAGGGCACGCTGCTATCGCTGGAGGACATTCTCGCGCGCTGCGAGGTGGTCGTGGTCGGGATCGACGGCGGCGGTCTGGACGATCTGCTCGGGCTGGCGGTGATCGGTCGTGAGAAAGTCACCGGAAACTGGCTGCATTGGGGGCACGCTTGGGCGCACACGTCGGTGCTCGAGCGCCGGAAGTCGGAGGCGCCGCGGTTCCGTGACTTCGAGAAGGACGGGGATCTCTCAATTATCGAGCAGATGGGGCAGGACACGGGACAAGTGGCCGAGATCGTGAAGCGGGTCAACGAGTCGGGCTTGATGTTCAAGATCGGCGTGGACCGCGCTGGAATCGGCGGGATTCTGGATGCGATCGAGGACGTCGGCGTCGAAAACGAGCAGATTGTGGCGATCGAGCAGAGTTGGCGGCTGAACGGCGCGATCAAGACGACCGAGAGAAAGTTAGCAGAAGGTGCGTTCCATCACGGTGGCGCGCCGCTCATGGCCTGGTGCGTGGGCAATGCGAAGGTCGAGCCGCGGGGGAATGCCATTCTGATCACGAAGCAGGCGAGCGGCACGGCAAAAATTGACCCGCTGATGGCGACATTCAACGCGGTCACGCTGATGGCGCTCAATCCGGAGCCGACGCACAAGGATTACGCGCTCTACGTCTTGTAGGCTGCAACCTTTACATTCACACGAAGGCCGCTAGAGAGCGGCTTTTTTACGTCTAGGATTCCCATATGCGTCCTCCGAAGATTCAACTTGACGCGCGTCCCGACGTGCGTTTCAGACTTCCGGAAAAGGCCATTGCGCTATGGCGCAAGGATCTGAAGGGGCCGACGGAGGGCGTCACGATTCAGATTCTCGCGCCGATCGCGCAAGCGTGGGATGACGACGATCCGGTGTTCTCCGCGAAGATGATGGTCGCGGCGCTGAAAGATGCGAACAAGAGCCCAATCACGCTGAACATAAACAGCCCCGGAGGCGATGCCTTCGAGGGCGTGACTATCTACAACCTGCTTGTCGATTATCCGGCGCCGATCACAGTCAACGTGCTGGGCGAAGCGGCATCTGCCGCGTCTGTAATTGCGATGGCGGGCGACAAGATCCGCATGTATCAGGGCGCACTGTTCATGATTCATCGAGCGTCCGGACTTCTCATCGGAAACTCTGACGATGCGGAGCACTTTCGCGACGTGCTCGACAAACTCGATCGCTCGGTAGCAGAGATCTATGTAGCACGCTCCGGAAACACTACGGAGAAGGTGCTGAAACTCATGGCAGATGAAACCTGGATGACGCCGGACGAGGCGGTCGCCAACGGCTTTGCAAACGAAGTAGTAAAGCAGGAAACCAAACCAGCGAAAGCGAAACAACAGGCAGCGCCGCACGCCGCGTCAGGCATCTTGCGCCCTGTCCTGGTGACGCTCTCCAAACCCTCGCCCGGCGTCTCGGGGATCTCACTCAAAGGAACTACCATGCAAGTGACGACGAACGAGCGCATTGCGGCGCTCGAAAACAAACGCGCGGCCACGTTTGCGCGGATGCAGGAACTGGAAAAGATCGCAACCGACAAAGGCGAGACGTTCGATCTGGCGCAGCAACAGGAATTCGACACGCTCGACTCAGAGATGGAATCGCTCGACAAGCAACTGGTGGCAAGCAAGCGCATTGCGGACCTCGCGCTGCGGGCTGCGGCCACGATTACGCCGACAGTGGCAACCGATCCAGCAGTCGCATCTCAAGTGCGCGCGCCTGGCGGAACGCCGATCCTCTCGGTGCGCCAGAACGTCGAGCCTGGCGTTCCGTTCGCGCGTTATGCGATTGCGATGGCGCGGGCAGAAGGAAACAAAACGCAAGCCCTGCAGATCGTGCAGGCGACGCGGCGCTGGAAAGATACGCCGCAGGTCGAGCAGTTCCTGATGGCCGCGGTCGGCGCTGGCACGACAGGCGGCGCCGGCTGGGCTGACGACCTCGTTTATGCGCGCAACCTGACCTCGGACTTCGTGCAGTTGCTCCAAGCTGCAACGATCGTCGATCGCATTCCGGGACTGCGCCGTGTGCCGTTCGATATCCGCGTCGGCACTTTGGCCAGCGGTCTTACCGGGTATTGGGTCGGTGAGGCGCGTCCGATACCGCTGTCGAAGTTCGCGACCGATGTGTTGCCGTTGACGCACCACAAGGTGGCGGGCCTGACGCCCATTTCGCGCGAGCTTGCGGAATCGTCGGAACCGTCTGCGGAGACGCTGGTGCGCGACCTCTTGAGGGCGGCGATCGTCAAGGTCATGGATCTGTCGTTTATCGATCCGGAGCGCACCGCAGTAGCGGGAGTAAATCCGGCGTCTGTCACGAACGGCGTAACAGCCGTGTCCGTGACCGGCACCACGGTTGCTGCGCTACGGACGGACGTGGCGACGCTGATGAACAAGTTCATCACTGCGGGCATCCCTACGACTGGCGGCGTATGGATCATGACGCCTTCGATCGCTCTGGCCATATCGATGATGCAGAACGCGCTGGGGCAACCCGCTTTCGACGGGATGAATCCGGAAGGCGGCAGGTTCCTGGGCTATCCCGTTGTCGTGTCGCAAACGGCACTCACAACGGGCTCGCCGGTTGGCGGAAATCTGCTGATCTTCATCATCCCTAGCGAGATATTCATCGCCGACAGCCAGACGGTTGACGTGGTGATCAGTCGCGAGGCGTCGCTCGAAATGAGCGATGCACCGACGAACCGCGCGGACACCGGCACGGGCGCTGCGATGGTGTCGATGTTCCAGAACGATTCCCTCGCGATTCGCGGGATCCGGGACATCACGTGGGTGAAAGCCCGCGCGGCCGCGGCGCAGTTCATCGTGGATGCGGCTTACGCGGCATAGGAAACGGTCGAGGCCTTCCTCTCTCCCCTGGCCTCGATCTTTGGGATGGCCCGTCTTCTTCTATGGCGGGCCTTTTTTCGAGGGCATTCCCCTGAGTGCCTTGGAAGGAAGCCAATGAAATACATCGCGAACAAGTCAATCGAGCGGTTTACGAAGTTCAAGGAAGGCGACGAGGTTGTAGGCATTGCTTACGAACAACTGAACGTCTTGGAACTGCTGGGGCATGCGCGGAAGGTGGAAGACGAGCCGGCGCAAGCGAGCGTTCCACGAGTAGAGGTAAAGCCTGAATCGTCACAGGACGTTACGAAGCAAAAGCCGGAGTCGGGCGCGCAGCGTCGAGTGGGCAGGCCGCCGAATGCGGAGCGCGAGCCTCGAGCAATAGGCGCCGCAATGACGAAGAAGCCCGATGCCTGAAGGCATGCGGTTTGATCCGAGCTCGGCTAGTTGGAAGCCGGTACCCGGTCCTGTCGCGTCGATGGC